CTCCAGCTTTGCAGGCCAGTAGGGGAAGTCATATTTGAACTCCTTCTTACTGAGATCTGCAACAGCGCCAGGTCCATGCTTGAAACCTATGCCTGCGGCAGATAGTTGTAACGCGACGTAGAATTCGTCGACGTTGAACTTGCCGATGGCGTAGGCGAGGGCGTCAAAGTTTCTTTGACACTCTCGGAGGAGGTAGTGTGCTCTGTCGCGGTCGAACTTACTATTACAGGACCTTTCGTCCCATAATAGAGGCTCATCGCTCCAGATGCTACGAGTGCTAGCATCGCAAAGATGGTTAGCACCAATAGCGTCATCACTGCCCAAGCAGTCATCAGCCCAACGGAGAGTTGGGCGATGGATACTTGACTCGATTGCTCTGTATTCATCCAAAGTGTTCCTTACACGTTGGTGAGTGCAGCCTAATTCCAGCTTCTTTCCTAAACAGCAGAGCTGTCGGAGAAAGAAAACTGAAGTAGGATCGGGTTCCTCTTTCAAGGAGCCACTGACGTCAAAAACCCGCAACCATATCCCACGAAATAATCGTGGCACATGGATCCTCTTTGATGCTCTCTTGCAGAGAGCACCATCAAGGCTAAGGCGGCCAGTTTGTAAACCATCCAAAAGGATGGAATCCAAATTGGGGAGGTCTAGGGTGAACAACCCTATTCCTCTGGATTTGACTAACTGGGTCAGTCGAGACAAGTCTCTATCTGAGTCCAATTTGTCAGTAGGGTATGTAGAGAGGTAATCTTGATAGATACCCTCTACGACCTTGAGTAGACAACTTGCAAGGCTTTTCATAACCAATCCCTTTCGGTTGTGGTTAGTCCTGCCTCAGCACATCACCAAATGTCAAAGTTAATTAGGAGTTAAGACTCCCAATTAAGCAGCTTGACGAAATTCGCCTCCGTTTGGAAGGCGGTAACGCCAGCTGCAAACTTCGACACGCTCGTATTGCTATCGATCGTGTCGTTCTCAAGTACAGAGTAGTACTTGCGAGTGACATCAATCGTAGCTGGAGCAACTGCATATACAGTCTCTATAAGTTCAATGTTGTGGCGATCAACTTTGATACCACGAACCTTGTCCGTATACTGACTGTTGCGAAGCTTGAGCCGGAAGGATCCGGTGGCTTCGCGCAGCAGGTATTCACTAGAATAACCATCCTGGTTAATCTTGGTGAGGACCTTGGCAACAGCATTGATTGTAATGGTAATAGTGTCTGAGAACATTGTTCTACTCCTTAGACAGTTTACTGAGACCTAGGCATACGCCTAGTTACAGCGATACTGCCTAAGATCGACAACTGCCTAGCCGAAAGGATAGGCAGGTGGGCTGATAAGGAAGCCGTAGAAGTACGTCGTGTCTTTGTAACAGTCCTAAAATGAAAAGGACTACCATACTCTCTATAAGAACCTACGTTCTTAACAAGAGTCTGGTCGAAGTTACCGTGGGTAGTAGTAGTTTCCATGATCCGTATAGGGCCATGGTACGCTCCTACAATATTCCGGTGAGCAATGAGGATATCACCTACATTGCTACACCAGTCTATCAACCACGACCAGGGAATGGCATTCCAGGCAGTCGAGAAATCGACCGTAAGTCCTAGTACCGCTTTCCTGGCTAAGGCACGATGATCACCTTTCATGAGTTTTAGGGATTCTGATGGAAACCATTCCACGAACCCCCAAACTCTTGACGCCGTAGTTTTCGGGACAACCTGGGTTCCAGTATTGAAATCCAGAGTCTGAAAAGCACGGGATGTGGAGCCGGTAACTACACCGCTCCAAAGGTGTCGTCTACGACGAAGGCCAGACGATGCAAGAGCATTAAGCTCCTTTTCTCTTTTCGCAACCTCATCACTGAAGTTGAGAAGGGAGAGAAGATCGCTCACGAGGGGTTTAATACCAAAATGGTATTTAAGATTGGTGGAAGCAAGCTTCCTTAACCAACCACCCCCTTCCTTCCTAAGAAGGTCGGGGATCTCCCTCAACTCATATACAAATATTGGTAGATCGACCACTGGTCGACTAGGATTAGTCCCTGCAAGTAGTTTCGCAGCCAATAATGTATTGAGTGGCCTATCTGGCATAGCTAAGGGATCATACAAGAAGTCATCAGGATTTTGCAATGCCTGATACCTCCAGTTATCAAAGAACACAGGGGAAACGCCATAGGGTCCACTGGTTAGAAAATCAGTGTTAATAATCCCTCCGGTAACGTCAACCTTCCGTATGGATAGGTTATGACCATCTCCCTGTTGGACTTCGTCGATACATCGGTCGAACCTGTTCCAGGTATCGACAAATGTACCGCCGGACGAGATTTGGCTTGCGCCATATCTCCGCCCACGAGATTCGATGTTATATCGATTTCGAGTTCTTTGAACCACAGCTATGCTACTCCTTATAGAGGCTAGTCTTTCGACTATTCTTG